GGGTAAAAGTTTTATAGATGCGGTTACTCAACCTATGGTTGGAGTGGATCTTTTATTCCCTGAAGCTTTTAAAAAGTTAGGTCCTTTGATGGCAAAAGCTGCTAGAGTATCAACACCAATAGGTGCTGGTATAACCGGTATAGGTTTAGCTAAAGATTTTATACAAGCAGGTATAAAAGAAAAACAATACATAGATTCACTCACACCTTTTCAAAAACAACAATATTTGGAAGGTGAGGTTGCTCCTTTAATGGATGAGGGAGGCATGTTAGCAGATGGAGGTCGTGTAGGATATGCGGACGGACCAGATGATCCTAGTAAAAGAAAGTTTTTAAAAATTATGGGAGGACTCGCTAGCTTACCTTTAGTTGGTAGATTTTTTAGAGTTGGAGAGATGGCAGCACCCGTAGCAGAAAAAGCTGTAGAAACTGTTAGTGAAGCACCAAAATATTTTTTTGATTTAGTTAATAAAATTAAATTACTAGGAACAGAATCTAAAATTAAACCTGGTGAAAGAATGACAGAAACTAATTACACGGGTATGGATGGATCTGAATATACATTAACAGAAGATTCTGTTACTGGACTTCAAAGAATTGAAAAAGATAAAATAGGTGGTTATGCAGATGAAAACGTAAGTTTTGACACCATAGAAAATAAATCTGTTATGGAATATCAACCTTCTCGTACAACAGAGGATGGAATAGAACCTGACTATTATGATGAAGGCACAGCTACTTTTGATCGAGACGGAACTGTGGATGGATTTGATGATGGAATGGAAGACGATATTATAGAACAAATTAAAAAAGAGGTTGAACCTGACTAAATATCCTAAAACTAACCTATTACCACCCAAGTCTGGGCCAACACCACAAGGCTTGAAAATAGATTACAATACTGTTAAGGTGGTCAAATTGGAGAAACTAAATGGCAGACAAAATAGACAAGTCCCTGACTCAAGGTCCAAGGGGCAGCGTTACAATTCCGGGTGAAGAAGAGATCACAGAAGAAGTTGTGCAAGCAGCTGAAGAAGTGCAAACATCAAAAGGCCCGGTTGAAATAGAAGAACAAGAAGATGGATCAGTAGAAGTAGACTTTGATCCGGCGGCTGCATCACCAGAAGGTGGAGACGAACACTATGCAAACTTAGCAGAATTTTTACCAGACGAAGTACTAGGAGAACTAGGATCTGATCTTACACAAAAGTATCAAGACTATAATGCTTCTAGAAAAGACTGGGCACAAAGTTATTCAAAAGGTTTAGATTTATTAGGATTCAAATATGACATGCGAACGGAACCGTTTCAAGGTGCCTCGGGGGCGACTCACCCGGTTTTGGCTGAAGCTGTTACACAGTTTCAGGCTCTCGCTTATAAAGAGTTACTCCCAGCTAATGGACCAGTCAGAACACAAGTAGTTGGTGCACCTAATCCAGAAAAAACAAAACAAGCAGAACGTGTTAAAGATTACATGAATTACGAGCTCATGGAAAACATGAAAGACTATGAGCCGGACTTTGATCAAATGCTCTTCTACTTACCTCTTGCAGGTTCAGCGTTTAAAAAAGTTTATTACGATGAACTTGAAGGAAGAGCAGTGTCAAAGTTTGTACCTGCGGATGATTTGATTGTTCCGTATTCAGCTACCTCATTAGAAGATGCGGAGGCAATCATTCACAGGGTAAAAGTTTCTAAGAACGATTTAAGAAAACAACAAGTAGCAGGTTTCTACAGAGATATAGAATTAGGAACACCTGGCTATGAAGAAGATGAACTAGAGAAAAAAGAAAGAGAATTAGAAGGTCAAAGAAAATCAAAAGATGATGATATTTACACTTTGTTAGAGTGTCATGTAAATTTAGATTTAGAAGGTTTTGAACAAACAGATGAAACTGGCGAACCATCTGGAATAAAGATTCCATACATAGTGACTGTAGAATTAGCTACAAGACAAGTTTTATCTATTAGAAGAAATTACGAAATTGGAGATCCGAAAAAAGATAAGATCCAATATTTTGTCCATTTTAAATTTTTACCCGGACTAGGATTTTATGGCTTCGGTCTCATCCATATGATTGGTGGTCTGTCTAGAACTGCAACAGCAGCTCTTCGTCAATTATTGGATGCGGGTACGCTCTCCAACCTACCCGCAGGATTTAAAATGCGTGGCATTAGAATTAGAGATGACGCGCAATCTATACAACCAGGTGAGTTTAGAGATGTAGATGCACCAGGTGGTAACTTAAAAGATTCTTTCATGATGTTGCCATTCAAAGAACCATCTGCAACTTTATTAAACTTAATGGGTATAGTAGTTCAAGCTGGCCAAAGATTTGCAGCGATTGCAGATTTACAAGTTGGTGATGGCAATCAACAAGCTGCTGTTGGTACAACAGTTGCTCTTCTTGAAAGAGGATCAAGAACAATGTCAGCTATACATAAAAGAATTTACTCTTCGTTAAAATCTGAATTCAAATTATTAGCAAGAGTATTCAAGTTATATCTACCACCGGAATATCCATATGACGTAGTTGGGGGTCAAAGAATGATTAAACAAGCAGACTTTGATGATCGAGTAGATATAGTGCCAGTTGCAGACCCCAACATCTTTTCTCAAACTCAGCGTATTTCCCTCGCACAAACAGAGTTGCAACTGGCAACTTCTAATCCTGGAATACATAATATGTATCAAGCATACAGAAATATGTATGAAGCGTTAGGTGTAAAAGATATAGATCTATTATTACTTAAACCTGAACAACCAATGCCTATGGATCCGGCGACTGAAGCTATCATGGCTTTAGCTGGCAAACCATTTAACGCTTTCCCTGGTCAAGATCACAGAGCTCACATCACAGCTCACTTAAATTTTATGGCAACAAACATTGCTAGAAATAATCCTATGGTCATGGCTTCTATGGAAAAAAATATTTTTGAACATATTAGTTTGATGGCTCAAGAACAAATAGAACTAGAATTTGCAGAGGAGCTACCACAAATTCAACAGCTATCAGCGATAGCTCAACAAAACCCACAAGCTGCAGAACAGTTAAGACAGTTTACTTTAAGAATAGAAGCTAGAAAATCTGTTCTAATTGCAGAGATGATGGGTGAATTTATGAAAGAAGAAAAAGCAATTACTTCACAATTTGATAATGATCCAATTGCTAAATTGAGATCAAGAGAATTAGACCTTAGAGCTATGGACAATGAAAGAAAACGAGTAGAAGGACAAGAAAAACTTGATCTAGATCGTATGAAGGCAATGATGAACCAACAAGATAAACAAGATAAGTTGGATCAGAACGAGCAGTTGGCCAAACTAAGAGCTAATACATCAATAGAAAAAACAATATTAAGTAAATCTGTACCAAATGTAGATAAAATGATGCCAAGTGTAGAGATTGAAAGATACGAAGGAGAAAATAAATGAAGAAAAAAATGAAAAAGAAGAAAAAATCTTTTCCAGACGTTTCAGGTGACGGAAAAATTACTAAAAAAGACATTTTAATGGCTAGAGGTGTGATACCAAAACCTAAAAATGGGAAGATGAAGAAAAAAAAATGACAAAAGGACAAAAAAAGGTTAAAAAGGTCATGAAAGAGTTCAAAAAAGGAACTCTAAAAATTGGTGGCTCTGATAAAAAAGTAAAAAATCGTAAACAAGCGATAGCAATTGCTTTAAATCAAGCCGGCATAAATAAAAACAGGAGGAAAAATGGCAAAAGAGGATAAATTTTTTGTTGAGTCCGAAGAAATAGGTATTCCATCTCAAAATATTGAGTTAGATCCTAGATCTGTAACAACTGCAGACGGTATGCCAAGAAACTACATACCAACTGGAGATGAAACAGAGGTTAGAGGAACTAAAAGAATGCTGAAGGACAAGAAAAAAACAGCTAAGTGGTATTAACATGTGGTTTTCAGCAATCAAATTAGCTGTCTCCGCTGGTAGTAAAATTTATGCTAATAGGCAGAAGGCAAAAGTTGCGATGTCTGACGCTCAATTACTGCACGCTGAACGACAAGCCAGAGGTGAGGAAGCTTACCAAGGCAAGTTGTTAGAGGCTAGACAAAATGATTATAAGGACGAATTTGTTCTTGTGATCTTGTCTGCCCCGATAGTGGTGCTCGCTTGGGGGGTCTTCTCGGACGATCCGGGCGCGTTGGAGAAAGTAAAAACTTTCTTCGAACATTTCGCAGCACTGCCGACTTGGTTCAGTACCCTTTGGATCCTCGTCGTCGGATCAATTTTTGGAATAAAGGGAACACAAATCTTTAAAAACGGAGGAAAAAAATAATGGCTAATCCAAGATTTAACAAACAAACTACTCAGCCAAGAACACCGGCAATGGGTGGTGGAAGAATGAAAAAAATGGGCGGAGGCAGAGGCATGATCTCTGGCAAAGCTAGAAAAGACGAAGCGTCTGGTTTCTACTCACCTGACATGGGTATGAGAGGTGGAACTATGATGAAAAAAGGTGGTCGTGTTGGCAAAAAGAAACAAGGCTACAAAGATAGAAAAGATGAGTCTATCGCTATGAGAATCAAGAAGAAAAGAACTAAGAAGCAATTAAAAGCTTCTAGAGATGAGTCTTATGGTAAGTTTGGTTCTAAAGCT